CAGTTGGTAGACGTAGATCTGGTAATTAATGCATAAAATTCGAACAAACAGAATTGATAATATAAAATGAGTGATAAAACTCAAAAGAAAGAACTGACTTTTCAAGAGATGGATGAGCAGATCAAGAAGCTCCAGATTGAAAAGTCAGTTCTTCTACAGAATTCACTATTCTCACAGGATCCTGAATCTATACTGAAAGCTCAGCTATACATGCAGAATAACGAGAAAGATAAGTCGAATCCAAAGGCTTATTTTTTCCCGTTTGATGCAGAGTATAATACAGGCAAAGATTATAAGTCTCCTGTACAGCAGGTTCCAGATCATATACTTCGTAGAGTAAGCTATGTACACGTAATTAACAGTATAATCAACACAAAGATCAACCAGGTACTCGACTTCTTAAAATTCACAACAGATGAGCAGAAAGAGGGTTTTACAATACGTAAGAAGCTCAGTAGGTTCCAGGACAGGAATATGATCAAGGAAATCCCTAAACAAGAGCAGAAGACTATAGAAAGTATAGTCGATTTTTTAGAGCAAGGGGGTCAGAACGCTAAATGGGATATGCATGATGATATATTTGTATTCACAGCTAAGATATTGAGAGATTCTTTCACATTCAACCGTTCTACTTTTGAACTGGAGCGTAACATGAAGAACGATCTTCTTAGATTTATAGCGATAGATTCCCAGACAATACGTTACCTCGAGACTATAGACCCATATTACAAGTGGAAGAACCCGAAGAGCCAGTTCGCAGAGAAGAAATTCGACGGTAAATCTTACTTACCGAGATTCTGTCAGATCTGGAACGGTCAGATAGCAGAGAACCCATTAACAAAAGAGCAGATCGTCTGGTATCCGTGGGAATTAGCGTTCGAAACAAGGAACCCTTCTACAGATATATGGCGGAATGGATATGGGGTAGGGGAGATAGAAGTATTGAGTCAGGTCATTACGTGGATATTGAACGGTCTTCAATACAACGGAAATTTTTTCTCTCAGGGAAGCAATCCTAAAGGGCTGTTGAATATCAAGAACGGAGATTCGGGGGGACAAGGGGTTTTAAATTCTCTGAGACAGATGTGGCGTAATTCTGTAGCAGGTGTTGAGAATTCTCATAAGATGCCTGTTGTTGAAGGGCTGGATCTTGAATGGATAGATATGCAGCAGAGCAATAAAGATATGGAATTTCAGCTCTGGAACGAATTCCTCATAATGATAACATGTTCGGTCTTCGCTATTGACCCATCAGAACTGGGGTTCCAGTTTAAGAATCAGGCTCAGATATTCGGTCAAGATGGGCAGAAAGAGAGATTAGAACACTCTAAAGATAAAGGATTAAAGCCGCTCTTAGTGTATCTTCAGAAGATATTTAACAAGTATATAATATCAGAACTCGACGATAATTTCGAGTTTGTATTTACAGGCGTTGATCTCGAAGATGAGGCGAATTATATAAAGAACGATAAAGAGAAGATAGATAAAGGTTTCGTTTCTATGGAGGACATGTTTGAGAAGTACTCACATCGTAAGTTCGATCCAGACAAAGATACGATCCTGAACCCGGTATATTGGCAGGCTCAACAGGCCAAGATGTTCGGAGGAGAAGGGGCTAATGATGCCGTCGATGAGATGACTGGAGAACCAGAAGAGGGAGTACAGAATCCCTTTGAGGAGTTCGATAAATCTAACGAGAGCAATCCTATCTGGGATATGACCAAACAGTGGATGAAGGAGAAAGAAATATTGAAGTAATATGGTAACACAAAACAAAAAGGTAGATATATCTCAGATAGTGATGATCGTATTATTGGTGCTTTTAGGGGCTTATTTCGTCATAAATGTCCAGGATAGTAGAAGCTCTTACAAAGAGGAGATAACTTCGTTAGAACGATCGAGAGATAGTTTACAGACGAGATTAGATAATAGCGTAGATAAAGATTCCATAATATATTATTTACAGGAACAGGACAGACTCGAATCTATAGTGTCAGAGTTGAATAAAAAAGTAGATTCATTAAAATATATAAACAATGAAGAGTATATTGATTTCACTCGCCTTTCTACTGATAGTAATATTGTCATACTCACAAGATATCTATCCGAGTAAGCTAATCTTATCTGGCGATACAGTAGTGGTGATAACCCCTATACAGATGAAGAAGATCAACATGACTTTTCAAAAGTATGATCTCGCACATTTAGAGAATCAGAGATTGAATAGTTTGGTCAGTTCTTACAGAGCTAACACTTCGAGAATAAACACAATAAATGAACTTTTAAGAAAAAAGAACACACAGCTGTTGGTCGATTATTCAGACATGATAAAACTGAATGAAACCAACAATAAACTCGCAAAGTATTATAATAAAGAGATTGAGGTGCAGAAGAGGAAGAAGGTAAAGAGCTTTTTTGGTGGGTTGACGATAGGTGTAGCTATTACTTCTACTCTTTTATTTTTATATAAATAATATGAGTTGGAAAACAAAGTATGGGAATCCTTCTGTTAGGATAAGTCAGGATGAATATGATTTTTTACAACAATATCGAGCTTTAAAGAATAACGCATACGGAAAAATCGAGGAAGAAGGGACGCAACTTACAGTCACTTCAAATATTGCACAATCGATAGACGACATAATAAAGGAATATAAGATAGATACTAATCTGTGGGAGTGCACACACTTTAAACCTGGTGGCTGGACGACCCCAGTAAAGGGAAAATTCCACAGCGAATTAAAAACAGAGAAACAAATAGAGCATATAAGAGCCACTCTTCCTATAATGATGGAGAATAGGAAATCAGAAGCTCGATTCGAGAAGAAGATCAAAATAATAGATTACGAAAAATTCAGGAGAGATATGGTAGAAGACCTGAAAAGGTTCTCACCAGAGGTTAAATTGAAGAGTTATGATAATCCGAGTTCAGAGAATATGTTAGAGGTAATCATACCAGATTTACATTTAGGGAAACAGAGTTGGGCAGAAGAGACCGGATTTAAGAATTACGATATCAAGATAGCGTTGCAGCGGTTCAGAGATTCTGTAGATGAGATGTTCTCGAAGGCTGTGAGTGAAGATAATTTTGATCGTATATTATTCGTTGTAGGGAACGACTTATTCAATTCAGACAATGCATATCCTGTCACAACGACAACTGCCGGGACTTATCAGCAAGACGATGCGAGGTGGCAGAAGGTTTTTAGGGCAGGGAAACAGCTGATGGTCGAATCTATAATGAAGTTCAGAGAAATAGCTCCAGTAGATGTTAAGGTGATCCCGGGAAATCACGATTTTCAGAAATCTTTCTATTTAGGAGAAGCATTAGAGTCTTTCTTTCATAATGATGAGAATGTAACTGTCGACAATTCACCAAGAACAAGAAAATATTATCAGTGGGGTAAATGTCTCATTGGTTTAGCACACGGCAATAGAAAAGATGAGGGTGAATCGAGGCTCATAAATAATATGAAACACGAATGTGCTAAGGAGTGGGGTGAAACGATGTACAGAGAGTGGCACTGTGGAGATATTCATCACTATAGAGAATTGAAACAGAGAAGCTCTTCTAAAGATCTTGATAAATACGCTGAGGACGTAGATGGCGTAGTGATAAAATATCTCAGAACTCTGATGTTTAACGACGAGTGGGAGGCTAAAAAGGGATATATCAGTCAGAAAGGGGCTCACATGTTTGTCTGGAACAAGGAGAACGGGAATGTAAAAGAACACAGATATAATCGTTATGATTGAAATGAAATATAAAGGTTATAAAATAAAAGAAGTTGATAAGGGTTATAAGGTTTATGTACGTTGGTTGTTGTTCTGGTGGATTCCAATTCAGACACCATTAGGTTATTATACTTTTATGAGGAAAGATAGAATTTTTGATACAGTTGCACACGCTAAATCTTTTATCGATGGGAAAGAGTAGGAAGAAACACAATATTACTAAGATAAAGAACAAAGGGATGCGGAGTGTAGCGCATAAGAGATTGAGGAAAAGAGTCAACGATCGGATAAAATCGGGTAAATATGAAGATTTTCCAGACATGAGAGAGTTGACAAACGATTACGATATTATAGATTTTGTTAGTATTAACGAAGATGAAAAGTACCGTAGGAAATGATAAGTAAATTCGCACTTTGGTTGTTGACGATATCGTCAACAATAACATTCGGGGCAGTATTGTATGTAGGGGTGATCGTCATATCAAATATGTATAAGAATACTCTGAAATACAAAAGGGTGAACAGAGATGCTAATAGACGATGTACAGACGGGAAGAGTGCTATGGATAAAAATAATAGGAGTAAAGATCAAACTCGAAGCGACGGTGTGTGAGGTTGATGGTGTCTTACATAAATTTGCTGAATTGAATAACGGTGAAGAGATATTTCATTATGATATAGAGTGGTATGAAACAAGATATTAATTTTAAAAAAGTAAGATTTGTCAAAAACGAGAATCATGTAAAAGATCCAGTCAGGTTCCCTAAAGTTATTGACAAGATAGAGAATCAGAGTAAAAAAGATTTCAGAGAGAGTATAGAATTGACAATGAACCATCTTCAATCCGAGATGTTTAAAATGGTAAAATGATAGAAGAATTTGTAATAACTGTATTAATATTGATATCCTGTTACACAGGGTGGAAATTTTATTGCAGAATATATAAGATTAAATGATATTTGAACAGAAACAGATAGAGAAGTTGTTGGAGATAATAGAGCTTCACTCGGCGTTGTTTGTAACATCTCAGATGGGCGAAGATGTTTTGTCTTCTTTTGATAGATATATATTGAATAAATTCGGTTTTAATATCAAGAATATTACGCAGAAGTATCCTCCATATTTTCAGAATTTTATATTCGGGAGATTGACAAGTTGGCTTAGCGATAATCAAGCGAATAGGATCGTTTATAACGATTTTAAGAAGCATCTGGAGACGGGTCAATATTTCCCCTTAACTAATCAGGAACAGACTCTATACGGTATCGCCAAGAAGCGTAGTTATTCACATATAAAGAACTTAGGATCTAAGATGAAAGAGACTCTCAATACGAGTATCAGCGAAGAGGATGTAAGAAGGGAATTGTCGGAATCTATCTCTAACAGGACGAGTATCCAAAAAATAATATCAGAATGGGGAAACAAAACTGGAAACTGGCAGAGAGACTATGGAAGGATAGCAGAGACAGAGATGAATTCCATCTTCAATCTCGGAAGAGCGACTCAGTTCAAAGAACGGCATGGAGAAGATTCAAAAGCGTATAAAACTGTTTATTCTGGAGCATGTCGCCATTGTCAAAGGCTATACACAACAGCTGGTGTTGGAAGTAAACCGAGGATATTTACTCTCGAACAGTTGATTCTAAATGGTTCTAACATTGGTCGTAAAGTGGCTGATTGGAAGGCTGTTATAGATAGTACTCACCCGTTTTGCCGTTGCATGTTGAAGACTATTCCTCCTGGAACAGAATGGGATGAAGATAAGAAGATGTTCTTATACCCTGAAAAATACGAACGTAAGATAGAAAGAAAATCGAAGGTAATAATAACAGTCGGTGATAAAAAATTCGAAGCATAACTATAATATGTGAATAATTTTTTATATTTTTATAAAATAGTTTTGCATATTACATAAAAGAGAAAAATGGGAGCATTTACAAATACTTTTACAAACACATTTGGTTCGGTTCATATTGGGACATTGTTGAACCTTTTAGCTCCATCTGATTTAGCATTAACTGTTGTTTCATCGACAGCAATAAAATTAGACTGGACAAATAATGAAGATAATTATGATGGTGTTTCGATTGAACGCTCGTCTGATGGAATAATTTACAATCAAGTTGATACAGTAGAATTAGGAGTTACAACATATACTGATACAGTAACAGAAGGTGCCTATTATTATCGGTTAAGATGCTATAAATCAGGATTTAAAAGTGGTATAAGTGATATAAAAAGAACAACAACATCAGAACAGTTCGACAACGGAAAAGTAGTATTTACGTTTGACGATGGAGATTCTTCTGTTTATTCAAATGGTCTGTCTTATTTTAAAGACAAGGGTGTCAAAGCAACATTTTATTTGATTACTAACAATTTAGATGCAGAAATAGGGATAACTTGGGCACAGGCAAAAGAAATGAGTGATGCAGGAATGGATATGCAAATGCACAGTCAAACTCATTCGGATTTTACGACTT